GCCTTGATTGTTCTTAAGTACAATAAGATCGTCAAACTGATAATGCCAAATAGGATAGAATACAGTAGCACTTGCATTGCGGATACCTCCTTGTGAACAACTACGCAAATCACCAAACCATTTTTTTAAGAATGGAATCATGCCGGTATGCATGACTTCGCCACCTCGAATGGGAGCACCCAAGGGGCGCAAGCGGCCAACCTCTAGACCAATACCAGCTCGCTTGGCCGCATACTTGGCCATCATCTCCCCACTAGCAAATATACTATCCAGATCGTCGTCACTGCGGATAAGAACACAACTAGAAAACTGTTTAGTTGGAGTGCCAAGCCCAGCCAGCACAGGTGTAGCAAGAGTAAATAGACCATCTGACGCACAGTTGTAATACTCGCGGATGAAACGCATACGTGCTGATTGAGGTTCTTCCTTATGAAAGACCGTAGCGGCCGCGACCATATACCTAACTTGTGGAGTCTCATAGATCTCCTTCGTAGCGCGATTGCGTACAAGATACTTCTCAATAAGTTGTTCAATAGCTGCATAGCTGTATCCTTCGTCTTTCTCGTGGTCCAGCATGTCGTTCATGCGGTTCCAGTCTTCCTGAGTGTACCACTCAAGGAGCTCGGCTGTGTAAAGACCTGTGGCCACATTCCGTTTTACAATTTCATACAAGTGTGGTGGTTGGTAACTGCCATACACATCCTTACGCAACATGCTGAGTCTTTGTTTACCAGCCACAAACTGATAGTTGGTGTGCCCCACGTCGGGATTGGCTTCGACATCGATGAGATCTACAATGGCTCGTAATGTGATACCATCAATCTCTTGGGTGGTAATTCCATCGTAAAAATGCAATTGTGCTTTGATTTCAATCATGCTCTGACTAACGTCAGCGATGCCTTGACAGACTTTTGCCACCTGTGCCTGCCATTTTTCAATGTGCAATGGTTCTTTTACACCGCTTCTTTTTACAACTGTGATTTGCGTCATTTGTTCTCGTTTGTTTAATTGTACTGCTTGTGTATTTGGTTTTGTTTCAACTGCCGGTGTACTACAACTTGTTGATTGTTATTTACGACGGTGTCTGCTTCCCAATTCAGTATATATTTTGTTTGATCCACTAGGACTAAATTATGCCCGGTTTGGGTCAAAACCAACCTTGCAGACGTCAAATCCTCACGGTCCAACAAAGTTATAGTATACAGGATTCCCAAGCCTCTTGCAACTTCGCAGTACACATTGTCACTCAAAAGTTGCCAAGGATCTGGCCAGGCAGCTTGATCATCCCAGTGGAGATAATACGGTTGCCATGGACATTGAAACCACCAGGTATTGATGGCGGTCAATGCAGATTCCATGGGCAGGGTTTGGGCAGACTCACGCAAGGTGTACCAGGCTCTCAAGCGCCGGTCAAAGGTCGGGGCCCACATCAGGGTAGATAATTGACAGAATAATTAAATGTACCAGTGACGCCGGCTGTTGACACGTAAGATACCGTGGCAATGTCTCCTGCTTGCGTCACAAACAACGTGATTCCAGTGGTGGTATTTTCGGTATAGGTATCAACCGATGTTAATAAACCAGCAGGATCTGTCGCCACCTGTATGGTACCAGTCCTGCGAGCTACGCCACGGATAATGGTATAGTTTACGTTGAAAGTCGCAATCACGGTCGAGTCCAATTCAAAAATTGTCACCGGTGAAGCTTGACCAGCCAACAAGGTAAATTGTTGGCCACTTTGTCGGACGTAGGTGCCAATGGCCAATTCACTGCCATTGGTTGTGGCAATACTGGCTGTGTTGTTAAGGTTGATTCTAGGAAAACTTGTTCCTGGGTCTTCTCTAACTGAATACTGATCACCACGTTCAAACAAATCACTGATGCTGATGTTGTTGGCATTCTGTATGTCAATGCAGGCAGTGTAGGGATTAGTGTTGTCGCCAAAAGTTGCAAGTGAGCCACTACCAGTACCGCAACCTACCAGATAAAAAGCATTGTGGGCTGTGGCATTGAGACTGACTGTGGGGCCAAACACTACTCCGTCGGCAAAGATGTTGTCAAACTTGTTGCCGACCACACGGAATCCTAAGGCTCCACCGTTGACTGCTGTGGTAGTGCCTAGGACCACACCCTGGTACAACAGATTAAAATAACTGTTTTGTACTGTGACACCATTGACTTGTTGATCAGTTCCGCCAAGCATGGTTGCAGTGTTTGTGCCAAAAGTGGTTCCACTGAATTCACAGTTGTCAAAAACAATTTGACCAGTTATCAGTGTCACGCTACTGGCAAATCTCACACCAGCTGTGTCAGCGTTCTCGTTGATCAAGTCTGCCACTGTCAAGGGACCATAAAAGCCCACACTTTGGAAACGACAGTTGGTGGCATCTTGGACCAAGAATACATCAGTGGTAGGATCTAAATTACGGAAACCCATGTTGGTAATGGTTATGCCTACAGGTGGCGTAGCACCGTTGCCGCCAATGTTAACTCCGTACTGTTGTAGACTATCAGCTGTCCGCGCCACAAAGGCATTGAGTGTGCTGTCATCACCGATGTTGTCCAACTGTATAATGCTTCCTTCAATCCCGTCGCCATACAAAGTAGCGAACGGCGGAATAAGAATAGTTTCTGTCACGCGATAAACGCCTGCTGGAAAAAACAAACTTCTGCGTATCTGTGGGTTGACTTCTCTGCAATACAATTGAAACAGGGCACGATTGATGGCCTCTGTGTCATCGGTGACACCGTCACCAGTGGCACCAAAATCTGTGACTGTAGCAAACTGATCCAGCCACGATTGCAGACTTTGTGTGACCGGTGTGTCAGGGGTGGCCCCGGTCTGTACCGTGTAACCGGCGGCTTGGCCTTTGTAGGTATACGTGGTTTGGAATTCTAAAATATCTGAAAATTCAGTGAGAATTTCAGTATTTCCAACCACAGGCGCACCTTCAGCCAGGGTACCATTACCGATATACAATCTACGTTCATCAATGCTCCAGCCCAGTTCAGCGCCAGACAACTGGGGTAGATTTACTTGTAGACCTCTACGGTTTGTTATGCGGGATATTTGTACAATGGCCACTTTTTATTGTCCTTGAATTCTATCCAGTATTTAGCTGAATTAGGCTTGTAAGTAGTACTGCTCTAAACGGCGCCACCAAGCATCGGCCCAGTGGTCAAAATCCTCAGGACCTAGTACAAATTCTTGATATTGCGGGCGTGCTGTTGGACGCCCCATTTCATCCACAGGCGGTTTTACTGCCATTAACACTACACCCTTTTTAATGTTAGTTCCGTATACTTCGTTATGTGCCAGGGCATAGGCCACCAGTTGCAAGTAATAGTCTGTGATCCACTCATGTCGTTTGGGTTTATTGGTTTGCTTAAAGTCCATGATGCTTTCATCTTTTTGATGTACACCCACACAGTCGGTGGTTCCAGCATATAACTTAGGAAAATATAACGGAACTTCTACACCCCAAAATTCGTCAACGTTGGCGAGACCGTCATCGATCACAGTCTGTGCCATGGCATGACTAGCCCAGCCAAATGGATTTGTGCCGCGATCTTTAAGCTCGCCGTGTTTTACATAGTGTTCCAAATAGGTGTGCATACGAGTGCCACGATTGGCAGCTTCTGTAGTAATCTGCTGAGCCTTGGCGTGCCCTACATTTTTGCGCCACTGTTCTAATGCCGCTCGTGATTCTTCAGGCTTGGTCTTGTCTAAGATAGTTGTGACACTGGGCAACTTACCGCCAGGGGTGTCATACAGCCTGCGGCCATCTTCAGTGACCCGGTTCAAGGGTTGATAATCAAATTTTGGATTGTACAAATTAGACTCGGAAACTTTCCCCGCAACCACAGCGGTCTTTTTCTTGTGGATTGTTAAATTCAAAACCTTCATTTAGGCCATTACGTACATAGTCAATGATCAGCCCATCAAGGATAGGCAAGCTCTTGGGATCTACAACTATTTTAAATCCATCACTGTCAAACACATGATCGGTCGCTTCCGGCTCATCTACGTATTCTAATACATAGGCCAGACCACTGCAACCCGTGGTTCGTATTCCTAGACGTATTCCTATACCGGCGCCACGACGATCTATGTTTCTGACAATCTTACTAGCGGCTATTGGAGTGACAGCAATCATCAGTGTTTGCTTCTGTAATCTGCTATTGCGGCCTTGATGGCATCTTCTGCAAGGATACTACAATGGATTTTGACGGGCGGCAAAGCCAACTCTTCTGCAATCTCGGAGTTTTTAATTGCTCCTGCTTGATCTAAAGTTTTGCCCTTGACCCACTCAGTCAGCAACGAACTGCTTGCAATTGCCGATCCGCAACCGTAAGTTTTAAATTTAGCGTCTGTGATGATTCCATCTTCTACCTTGATCTGTAGTTTCATTACATCACCACAGGCCGGAGCACCAACCATACCGGTACCTATGGTATCGTCAATGTCCATCTTGCCCACGTTTCTGGGATTTTCGTAGTGATCGATTACTTTTTCTGAATAGGCCATTTAACACTCCTTTGTGTATTATAACATTTTGTTTGCGTATTTACAACAGTTTTGGACTGGCTACATGCGCCGTTTCATAGCGGCTTTGGCGTTGCTGTCAACTACCTTTTGTGCCTGATCCACAGTCATGCCACCAGCGCCGTTTACGTTGCCTCGGAACTTAACCACACCAGATCCGGGTTCAATGGGCTCCAAGATATTTTTCAACGGTTCCTGATTGATCAGCTGATTGAGATTTTCACTAGTCACGTTCACACCCAGACTTTTGGCCAAGTCCATAAATGCAGCTTGACTTATTTGTTTGGTGGCCGAAGTATCATTCGCACGTCCCAACAGAAACTGGCTCAAGGCCAGTAGTTTCTGTAAGTCAGGCTTGGCTACTTCCGAAATTTTCATTATCTGCGGCCACGGCCCAGACTGGTGGCCAAGGTGTTGGAATCCTCTACGTCATCAACTTCGATGTCGGTATCAATTTCCTCTTCACCTGCAGCAGGTAATTCAGCAGGCATTTCGCCGCCAAGGTCAGCATCGGCACCCATGTCATCACCGGGTATGGCAGGTGCTTGTCCAGTAACCACACCCAAGGCCTGATCCAACTGTTGTTTGGATGCTTGTAGATTTTGCAACAAGGCTGACAAAGCAGCACTGGCATCACCGTTGAACTGTGTAGCTTGGTCTGGGCCAACTTGATTCTTGATCTGATCTACCAGAGCTGGCAAGTCTTTGAACTGCATGGCGCTGACTTGCTCGCTCATCTTTTGTACTTCATCAACCATGTCTTGGGCGGCCAGGACCACTTGAGCCTGTTGTACTTCGCTCTCAGTGACACGGCGACGGCTTTCGGCCATGCCCATGGCAGGCATGTTGCGTTGTTGTTGTAAGGCACGGATCTGATCTTGTAACTGCTTGATCTGATCGTCAATTTCTTTTCTTTTCTGTGCGGTCTGCATGGCCATGGCTTGAGGATTTGGTTGACCTGCAGGTGCGGCGGGTTGTGCATCCAGTTCCATGATTCTGGCGCTGAGAGCCTGTTCCATGACCACCAGTTTCAAATAAGCAGGATTTTGCTCACTGCGATGGAATTCTGGAGTACGGCGGTGTTCAGCTACAAGGCCACGCACACGGCGCAACATTTTAAGTGCCTGTGTCTGGTCGATTGTGTCAAACGTCACGCGGTCGCCGAAATAACTTTCAAATACCTTGGCGGCTTGTTTTGTTGGGTTGGCCACGGCCAATTCGTTGAGTTTCATTGTTAAATCCTCGTTGTTGCAAGTATTTAGCCAAATCTACACAATTGTTTAATTGATTTTCCACAATCTTTTTTTGCATTAATTTGGTTTCTAGCTTGGTTCCTATATTTTCTCTAAAATCTGGGCGGCTACTACGATCACCGATGGCAGCCCGGGCATTGATATCATTGGCCAAAAATGACAGTTTGCTGTCCAAAGACCGGATGTCATTGGCCAAATTGTAGTGCTTGTATTTGTCAGCTATGCACCAGCTGAGAGCAGTGCGCGAGCTGTTAAAAACACCCATGTTGGTAGCATGGCACATGACTGTGTAACCGGGTTTTTCAGGAATGATTTCATATTTGCCAAACACTTCATAGGTGCCGTCATCTTGTGGCAATATGACATTGGGCATGATATCACGCAGTTCTTGCCGCATGGCACGTTGAAACTCGCGGTCAATGATCATTTGAAAA